AACGATACAAGCCTAGGCTATGATACGACACATTATTGGAATAGGCGTAAACAACGCTTTCAATCCTATCTATCTACGGCTTGCATATACCCAACGTTTATAGGTGCAAGGAGAGTCTGCAATAACATGGACATAGACAAGTTAGGTAATATTGGTTTTTATTCTCTAACTAGTTTCGAGTACGCATTAGTAAAGGATTCTTTATATGTTTAGAGTTAATGTATTCAGTAGCGGCAAAGTGTTTTGTTACTATGTCGAGCCTAGTCGAGCGCAAGCATTGCAACGATTAATCAAGTGCAAAAAGCGTTATCCTTATCTACAGTTTAACATAAGAGGTGTTAAATGATAATTAAGTTTAAGTAGACTCCCAATGGACTCGCGCATTTACTTGCGTGAGTCTTTAGTTGTTTATTATCAACAGTGTATCCCGTGTAATAGTATAGCATTAAACTTATTTTATACTGTTGTTGTTACTTAAACTGTTTAATATATGCCAGCCGATTCGCTCACCGAGTGCAACAGATTTATTTGTCAAGGCCGAATCACTTTGTGGAGCCTCCTCAGAAAGTGACCAGCGAATCACCTGCGGCCCTCTTATCCCTATGGTTTCCAACATAAAAAAAAATAAAGTAGGTTCGAAGGGGTGTCATATTGTCACAGGTACGGCGGGTATATCATTTTCTCACGGAGTCATTACAAGAGAACGACACAAGAAGGTGACATTGGCTACCCACTTAAGTAAGCTGTCAAGAAAAAAGAACTGTTATATATCAACGACTTATAAAATAGTTAAAATACTTACTTCACACTTTTGCATAATAAGACATTATATATACATAAGAGGTACTACTTACGTTTCTCACATTAGGTTATATAACTTAATGATATATATTACTAAATATAAAAACGTAAGTATATACGTAAGTAGTAGCCTATCAAATTCCCCCACAACCATGACGAACCTTTCCGATTGTCGTTAACAAAACTAGATGTGGTCATGCCGATGTGGGTTTATTTATATTAAGGTACAGAAGAACTATGACTATTCAAGCTACAAAGTACAGTGAGATAATCGCTAAGAAAGTTACTGAAGGCATCAGGAATGGTGTCTCTGTAAAAGATATTATGGGGTCGATCCAGCAATATCAAAATGCTCCTTCTAGTTCAGCTACATTCTATAAGTTGTACGGAGAACTAATATCACAGACTAGAGCAGATATAATAGGTAAGATAGGTAATGTCGTTATCAACAGTGCATTACAAGGCGACTTTAAAGCCGCAGAGTTTTACTTAAGATCTAAAGGTGGATGGTCGCCTAACAGTACTGTGAATGAAGTAGAGCAAGAGGCAGATCCAGATGAAGATCTAGCCGCAGTAGATAGCGTTATGTCTCTACTAGGAAAGAATGTAAATCCCGATGAAGATAACAGCTGATGACTTAAGAGCATTACCCGATGCTGAAGTACTTAGAATACTTAAAGGTATTGGACCTGCGAAGGCTGATGAACTTAAATATGATTGGAACTTCTGGGCTAGACCAGATCAACTAGAACCGAAAGGTGACTGGACAACATGGTTAGCATTAGCTGGTCGAGGATGGGGTAAAACTCGTGCTGGAGCAGAATGGGTAAGACATCGCATTAAGAAGGGTGACAGGATTGTTCATTGTGTCGCACCAACTAAAGGTGATGTAAGAAGAGTTATGGTAGAAGGTGACAGTGGACTTCTAAACGTCTGCTGGAAAGGTGATAAAACATATAGAGGTAAACACTTAGGTTTCCCTATTTGGTCGCCAACTAATAGTACACTAACATGGGAGAATGGAGCTAAGGCTGTTTTCTTCTCTGCGGAAGATCCAGAACGACTTCGTGGTCCACAGGCATACAGTGCTTGGACTGACGAACTTTGCGCTTGGCGCAATGCACAAGAGACTTGGGACATGATGATGTTCGGTCTACGTCTAGGACGTAAGCCACAAGTCTTTGTAACAACAACCCCCAAAACAACAAAACTGCTAAGAGGTATTATCGCTGATGATAAGACACTCATTAGTACAGGAAGCACCTTTGATAATGCGGCTAACTTAGCTGGCACTTTCTTAGATGCAGTTAAGAAGACCTATGAAGGCACACGTCTTGGTAGGCAAGAATTATATGCAGAAGTATTAGACGAAGCGTCAGGTGCGCTTTGGAATAGGAAGCTCCTACATTCATGTGAGATAGACAAGGACGAAGTTCCTCAGTTAGCGCGTATCATAATTTCCATCGACCCTGCGGTCACAGCGAATACTGATAGTGATATGACTGGTATGGTTGTCGCTGGCATAGATGTTAATGGAGTAGCCTACGTATTAGAAGATCACACTGATCGTTACACACCGCAACAATGGGCATCTAAAGCCATTGAGTTATATCGTAAACACATGGCTGACCGCATAGTGGCGGAGAAGAACCAAGGTGGAGATATGGTGCGTCACACTCTGCACACTGAAGACGAAAACGTGCCAGTCAAACTTGTACATGCAAGTAGAGGCAAAATGGCTCGTGCTGAACCTGTCTCTGCTTTATATGAGCAAGGTAAAGTTAAACACGTCAAAGGATTGAATGATTTAGAGGATCAGATGGTACAGTGGGAACCTTTAGGGTCCACAGGCTCACCAGACCGTCTTGATGCAATGGTATGGGCTATAACGGATCTATCACTTAATGGATATGCAAAACCACAGCTAGTTCTGGCATATTCTAACGCTAAAGGCTTAAAGTAAAATGGTAAAGAAACTCTCACAGACGGAATCGACAGCGATACTAGGTATCTCTGGTGAAAATACAATTAACGGTCAGATAAGGTCTGATGAGTTTCTGCCTGAGTTACGAGGCAAAAAAGCGATACGAAAGTACCGTGAAATGCGTGATAATGATAGTACTATTGGTGCAGTTATGTACGCTACAGAACAGGTTTTGCGCGATGTAGACTTAAAAGTACGTCCTTGCGACGATTCTGAGGAAGCTAAACGAGAAGCTGACTTTGTTGAGAGTGTTTTGTGTGATATGGATCATACGTTAGACGATCACATAGCTGAAGCTCTATCTTGTTTGTCGTATGGCTTTGCATGGTTCGAAGTAGTATACAAGCGTAGAGTTGGTCCTACACAGTCAAGTGATAAGAAGAGATCTAAGTATACTGACGGTAGAATGGGTGTACGTAAGATAGCAATGCGCGCACCTTGGACAGTATCTAGGTTTGATGTAGATAATAAGACTGGTGATATACAAGGTATTTATCAGGATGGTGGTTATGCAGGTACTACGAAACATTATATACCTTCTCGTAAGAGCTTGTACTATCGTACTACGAGTCTTAACGGAGACCCTAGTGGGCGTTCTATCTTGCGTAACGCTTATACTTCTTATGAGTATCTTAATAACTTACAAGCTATTGAAGCGATTGCTGTAGAGCGAGAGTTAGCAGGTATTCCAGTAGCACGTATTCCCTCGGAGTACCTATCCCCAGATGCTACATCATCACAAGTACAGTTCAAGTCTAATCTTGAGCAGATACTACGTGACGTTAAGTTTAATGAACAAGGTTACATAATTACTCCCTCAGATACTTACCCTGATAAGGATGGAAGTCCTACTAATATCAGACTAGTTGATGTGGAGCTTATGTCTTCAAGTGGTTCTAGGAACATAGACATTGACCCTATCGTTCGTCGTTATCAACACGACATCGCTAGGAGCGTCTTATCAGAGTTCCTAATGCTTGGTAGCCAAGGCGGTTCATACGCTTTGTCGAAGAGCAAGACAGACTTGTTCCTCCGCGCACTTGAGAGTTACATCCAGCAAATTGTAGATGTCCTCAATAAGCAGTTAGTCGAGAGACTGTGGGAGTTGAACGGTCTGGACTATTCGTTAATGCCGACTATTGAAGCTGGCGATGTTGCACCTCACGACTTACGTGAGATTGCAGGGTTCTTGCGTAACCTTAACGGCGCAGATATTAGCGTTAGTGACCATCCAGAGGTTATACAAAACCTTATGGACATAGCAGACCTAAATTATGACCCCGATAGGGAAACAGAAACAGAAGAGCAAGAAGCTCTAGAAGAACAGGAAGAAGAATAATGGCATTTTTAGACAACAGAGTGTTTGACAATGGTTTAACCATACTAGACACAGAAGCAAACGTAGTTCACGTAACCTCAGCAGAAGCTACAACTTATGCGGCGGCTACATCTACACTATCACTAGGTAACTCTACCTCACTTTCCATCGCGGCTCCTTCGGATCGTAGTGGTGGTGGACGTAAAGTCACTGTATCAGCTATCTCAGATGGCTCAATTACAGGTACAGGAACAGTTACTCACTACGCCCTAGTAGATACTAACAACTCACGTTTGTTAGCTACAGCGGCTCTCACAGCATCACAGTCAGTTACAAGCGGTAACACATTTACACTGGCTTCATTTGATATTGGTATCCCTGATCCATCTTAAGGAATAAACTATGGCACTTGTTATTAAAGATCGTGTAAAAGAAACAACTACTACAACTGGTACTGGGACTTACACACTAGCAGGTGCTGAAGTTGGTTTTCAATCTTTCTCTGCTATTGGTAATGGTAATACTACTTACTATACTGTTACTAATGGTGGCGACTGGGAAGTTGGTATTGGCACGTACACTGCTTCTGGAACCACTTTAGCACGTACAACAATATTATCATCCTCTAACAGTGATAGTGCTGTTGATTGGTCAACTGGAGAGAAGTTTGTATTTGTAACTCAACCCTCCTCTAAAGCATCTTTCTTGGATGCAAGCGGTAATTTATCATTCGCTGACAACTCAAAAGCTGTATTCGGTGCTGGAGATGACCTACAGATTTACCATTCTGGCAATACATCTTATGTTTCAGATGTGGGTGTTGGTGACTTACTTATACAAGGAAGTAGTGCAGTTAGGTTAGGTAATACTAGCGGTGCTAATTATTTTAAAGGCACTGATGGCGCACAAGTTCAACTTTATTATGGTGGAGCAACCAAACTAACTACAACATCAAGCGGAATTTCAGTATCAGGTAACGTAACTGTAACAGGTACAGTAGATGGTCGTGATATAGCGACAGACGGAGCTACTCTAGATAACATAGAAACTGAAGTTGCGGCTCTTGCTAATGGTATGGTGTATAAAGGTGACTGGGATGCTTCTGCTGGTAGTTTTCCATCGGGAGCGCAAACAGGTTGGTTCTATTATGTATCTGTAGCAGGTACTGTAAATAGTGTTGCCTTTCATGTAGGCGATAACATTGTCGCTACTACAGATAACGCTTCTACTACAACCTATGCTGGTAACTGGTCTAAACACGATAACACAGACGCAGTTCAATCAGTCGTTGGATTAATAGGCTCTATAACTAAGAGTTCTCTTCTAACTGCTATAAATGTAGAAGACGGTGCAGATGTAACAGATACAACCAATGTAACAGCCGCTGGTGCTTTAATGGATAGTGAAGTTACTAACCTTGCACAAGTTAAAGCATTTGATAGCACAGATTATGCTACAGCCGCCCAAGGTACTACTGCTGATAATGCAGTACCTAAAGCTGGTGGAACAATGACAGGAACTTTATTTACTCCGACAGTAGATTTTGGTGACTGGACTATAACTGAAACTGGAGGTTCTTTATACTTCGCTTACAGTGGAACAAATAAATTCAAGCTCGACAGTAGCGGAACATTGTCTGTAACTAATGATGTACAGACTGACCAAACAATAACATAAGCTAATAGTGAGTACACGAAGATGGCAGTAAAAATAAACGGCACTGAGGTAATTGACGACAGTAGAAACGTAGTAAACGTGGGCAATGTCGATGGCAGAGATGTATCTGTCGATGGGGCTAAACTAGATAACGTATCTGCTAATGCAGACGTTACTGCCACAGCTTTACCTACAGCATTAACAGGTTTATCTACTAGCTCATCTCCAGCGTCTGATGACCTTATTGTGTCGTATGATACTTCTGCTGGTACTTGGAAAAAAGCTACTGTTACAGCTACTGCTCTTCAAGGACAGAAGGGACAGAAAGGCGAAGTTGGGGCTACTGGATCTCAAGGTATTCAAGGTAATACTGGAGCAACTGGTAGTGCAGGGTCTAATGGATCTAAAGGTCAGAAGGGTGAGGTCGGTGTAACTGGTAATACAGGATCGGC